GTCTGTGTAACACATCCAATCAACGGCATTAAATTCTCCCATCGTTTCAAGTTTGTTTACTTTGCACATATTTATTCCCTTTCCTTGTCAAATTGTTTGAGGATGCCTTCTAACGTGGTAACTTTGGTATCGGCCTGGGCCTTTGCCCAGCGTGCCGCCTGTATCCCTGTAACGAATAACATTGCCAGTATTCCTGCAATTATAAGACAGTGCGAAATTTTCATTTTGTTTATCCTTTTTTAGTTTTCTTTATGATGGTAACATCCTTTTTGGTAAGCCTCGCCCATTTATCTATCTGCTTTTTTGATTTTTTCTTTTTAGCCATGTTTATCCTTTATCTTTGGGGGATCTTTTGTACTGTACATTTATACTCGTAACCAAAAGGATTTGCAATAGCAATATCCCAAAAGCATATGATACTACGACCTCGGACGATTACTTTAGGTATTGCACTTGTAACAGTACCATTAAATAGTTGGTCCTTGCTTATACGTACTCGAAAGGAAAGCCCGATGGCCTTTGCTGCCATCGCCTTCCCCCTTTTTAAAAGTATGAGTTTTTGTTGTTTAAGAGGATCGTTGGTTGTTTTCTTTTCTTTTAGGTTAAACATTGTTTTATCCCTTGTGTAAAGTGCCCACCACATTTTTCATAAAGTGTTGCACCATTGTGCCGAACGTACTCAGGCAGTCGTCGTAATCTTCTGTGTGGTAGCTTAGGTCCTCGCTCAGTTTGCCGTCTATAGTTGTTTGCACAACCCATTCGCCCCACTCGGCAATCCATTTAACAGTCATTTTGGTATTGGCGTACACAAATTCAATTTTGGTTTTGGTCTTAGCCATTTTAAAATCTCCCGTTTAAGGTTTTGAGTTTTAAAAAGTTGGTTGAACATTACGATATACTTATAATTGATTTTCAAAAATAAGTTTGACGCGTTTTACGCTTTGAATATTAAAAGCACGTACCATACTGTTGTATTGGTTTATGCTCATTTTTTGTAACGCCGCCAGGACTTGTTCCTTGGTGTATTCCTGTTTGTAAATTTTAACAATAGTTTCGGCCATCTGTTGCATGTATGTTTTAGCCATGTTGAATCTCCCGTTTAAGGTTTTGAGGTTTAAAAAAAATGTATGCAGTACTACAAACAATGCAGTACTGCATACTTAATTTCCTAATCAATTCGTATGCACGAAATTTCCCAATTAGGAGGGTAATACCGGTTAAGTCGTTTTTTGACTTTTGTAAGCGCTCCTTCAATTGTTGTTGCTTTTATTTTTATATCCTTGTAATTGTCGTTCTTCCATATAACAACGACCTCGTACATTTTGGCTTTAGCCATGTTGAATCTCCCATGTAAGGTTTTGAGATTAAAAAAATACGTGTAGTATTGCAGTTGTTTTTTATAACTGCAATACTACACACATTCATTTTTAGATTAGAATGTGTGTTGTAATATATGAAAAAATATGTGCATATATTGTAAGGTGGGATATATGCACATAATATAAATTTACAATATTAAAAAGCTATAGCAACTAACTTAAACCCATTCTCATTGCAAGGCACTGGGTGTTAGCCATAGGCTGTATGCCGATAAGGTTTGTATAAAAAAACAATGCAACAAATCCGGCACGTTGTAATCGGTAAAATTGAATTCTTTGTTTTACCCTCTTATTTACTTGTCAACTTTTACACTTAATTATACAACTTAATATAGTTGTAAACAAGTAAAAATATACACAATCCCACGAAAAACATGTAAGTCCCATACATGCAAAGACTTAAATGGGCCAGTATATGTCCCTGTAGCCTTACTGTTGTATCGTGGGCGTATGTGGGGGATACCGCATACATACATGCCCTGTACCTGGCCCGTAACCGGGGCATACCGGGCGGATATCCCTGCAATACGTGTAAACGCCCATAAAACAAAGATCGCGCCTTAGACGCCCTGTATGCACGTTTTTGAGAAAAAGTCGATCTTTTTTATTTTTTCTCTTGACTATGTTGAAAACATCCGTACAATAAACGATGTTTATTGTAAAGTACTAAAAAGTTGCAAAGGATAAGCAGGGATGATAAAAAGACGTAAGAAAAAAATAGTTAGCAAACACAATCACGTCAACGCCAAAAGGAAAAAGGGTAAAGGCAAGGGCGGTCGTCCCAGTAAATTCAAAACAGAGTACATCGAACAGGGCAGACTGTTGTGCGAAGTGTTAGGTGCAAACGATGTAGCCCTTGCACGTTTCTTTAAAGTAAACGAGGACACAATAGGCCATTGGAAAAAAGCATATCCCGAGTTCTCCCATGCACTAAAAATGGGTAAAGACTTGTATGATGTCCAAATGGTTGAAAAACGACTGTTACATCGTGCATTAGGTTATGGGTATAAAGAAATCGAAACCTCCATTGAAACACTCCCCGGGAAGAAGGGAGAAAAGGCTACTGTCAAAGAAACTGTAAGGGTTAAACGGAAACGAATGGCCCCTGATGTAAACGCCTGTATCTTTTGGTTGTGCAATAGAGATAGACGACGATGGAACAACAAACACCATATCGCAGGAGCCCCTGAGGGCATTACCCAAAACAATACGTTCGTTAAAATAGATGAACTGAATTTATCGTTAACCGAAAAGAAACTCATACTGGCTCAAATACGAAAAGAAAAAGAAGTCCTGGATAAACAGAATGCACTCCCCGGGAACTCCAAATGAGTAAAGAAAAAATAGAAGTAAATGAATATGATGTAATGGGGAGTATATGCAGGGAGTCCTTCTATGAGTTCTTTAAGGAGTTCTGGGATACGATAATCGCCGAGGAAATGTGTCTAAACTGGCATATCGAATACTTATGCAATGAATTGCAGATAATGGCGGAGCGTGTATTTCGGGGACAAAAGAAAGAATACAACTTAGTGATAAACGTACCCCCGGGAACCACGAAATCAACTATATGTTCTATCATGTTCCCTGCATGGTTATGGACCCGTATGGCAAGTTCCCGAATAATAGGTGCAAGCTACGCCGAAAGCCTGCAGATGGACTTAAGCCGCTGGTGCCGCGATTTAATACGATCCGATAAATACAGGGCGTGTTTCCCAGAAGTGCAAATAGTAAAGGACCAGGATGCAAAGTCGTATTTTCTTAATACTAAAAAGGGACGTCGTAAAGGTATAGGCGTCGGCGGCATCGCAGGCTTCCATGGGCACTTTATAATCATCGATGATCCCATTGATCCAAAGGAGGCTATTAGCCAGGCGAAGGTTGAAGCAGCCAACTGGTGGTTAAATAACAGTCTCCCATTAAGAAAAGTGGATAAAGAGATAACCCCCATGATATTAATTATGCAGAGGGTTTGTGTGGAGGATCCTACTTCTACAATGTTATCGTGGCCTGATACCAAACATATATGCCTTCCCGGGGAAACATATAGTGGAGCTGAAGTAAAGCCTGTAAGTGTAAAGAAGTATTATAAAAACGGTTTACTCGATCCCAGGCGTTTACCTAAAGTTGTATTGGAGGACTATAAAGGGAAGAACGAATTCTTGTACAAGTCGCAGATATTGCAAATGCCTATCCCATTAGGTAGGGGCATGTTTAATGTGGAACGTATATCCGTTGATGTGCCGCCCCTCACGTTTGTGCAAAAGATACGGTACTGGGACAAGGCCGGTACTAAGGATGGCGGGGCGTTTAGTGTTGGTGTACTTATGGCCAAGGATAAGAAGGGACGCTTTTGGATACTGGATGTAGTGCGAGGGCAATGGGACAGTGCGGTACGGGAGGATATGATAAAGGCTACAGCACAAGTAGATGGCACAGGTGTACTGGTAGGTGTAGAACAGGAGCCTGGGAGTGGGGGTAAACAAAGTGCAGAGGAGACGGTACGGAACCTTGCAGGGTTTAGAGTATTTTGCGAAAGGCCTACAGGAGACAAGGCCCAACGAGCAGATCCGTTTGCTACACAGGTAAACTCGGGGAATGTAAGCATTGTCAAAGGTCCGTGGAATAAGGAGTACGTGAGTGAATTACAGTATTTCAGTTTATTAAATAGTAACTATAAAGATCAAGTGGATGCAAGCAGTGGAGCATTTAACAGAATAACTAGACGACGGGTAGTCGGAGCGACCTCGTTTAGTTAATCAAAACAATACAGGAGTCCCAACATGGCTAAAAAGAAAACAACTACAAAGAAGAAAACGACTAACAATCAAGTAAACAGAACACCCCCGGTATCCCCGGTTCCACAGATGACCGCACGACAGGCAGTACAAACCTTTTTCAGTAATGCCTCTTTACTAAGTAGAGCATCGTTACAAACAGCCTTCACCTCCCTGGACGATGGGAGTAAGGACATCAATGTATCGTGTGGGTACCCTAACGTCCTGGACATCGGCAAGTATAGGGGTATGTTCGACAGGGAAGGCCTTGCAACAAAAGTCGTAAAGTTTTATCCCGAAGAATGCTGGGCTACTGATCCCCGTATATATCAAGATGAGGCTGCTGACGAAACAGAGTTTGAAAAAGCCTGGGCAGACCTCAACAAATCCAAACAGATACTCCATTACTTACTTCGTGTTGATATACTAAGCGGTATCGGAGAGTTTGGGGTATTGTTGTTAGGCCTGGCCGATGGGCAGGAGTTAAATGAGCCCGTCGAAGGGATTAATGAAACAACAGGGGAAAAGACTGGGAATAGTACACATGAATTACTGTACTTAAAACCCTTTGCCCAGGACGTCGTCACTATTAAGAAGAAGGAAGAAGATCCGAAGTCCCCTCGTTATGGCAAACCTGTTCAATACGAAATTAAGTTTCAGGATGTACGGGGCGGCGCCACAACCAGTAAAACTAAGATAGTGCATTGGACGAGATTATTGCACGTAGCCGATAATCGTTTAAGCAGTGATGTACTGGGAGTGCCCAGGATGCAGTCGTTGTATAATCGGCTATTGGATATTCGTAAAGTAATAAGTGGTAGTGCCGAAATGTTTTGGAAGGGTGCGTTTCCAGGATACATATTCGAAGTAATGCCGGAAATGAACGATGCAGAAATAGACGCCGATGCACTGAAGGAAGAGTTAACCAGTTGGTCCGCTGGTTTGGAACGGTACTTGAAACTAACAGGCATGACGGCTAAGAGTATGGACCCGCAGGTAGCGAATCCCGAAAAGCATATTAACAGTCACATGCGATATATTGCACTTGCAATGGATGTCCCATACAGGATATTCATTGGAACGGAAGAAGCCAAACTTGCAAGTACACAGGACATGAAGGCATGGAATAAACGATTGGCCAAACGACAGAACACGTATTTAACGTCCCAGGTTATATCGCCGCTAATCGATCATTTGATGTTACTGGGTATCCTTCCCGAAGTAGAAGAGTACTTTGTAGAATGGCCAGACTTAAACACTCCCAGTGATAAAGATAAGGCCGAAGTCGCTTCGTTGCAAGTGGATGCCCTGGCTAAGTATATGCAAGGCGACGTGGATCAAATAGTGCCGCCGAAGGAATTCTTTATGATGTTCTTGGGCAAAACAGAAGACGAAGCAGAAGAGCTTGTAAAGGCCGCCAAAATATACATCGGCGAATTAGATACACGTAGAACAGAAGAAGTAGATGATGACGACGATAATAATAATGATATAGAGGGCAGGCGGTAATGTGTAGATTATGCGAGTTAGTGAAAGAGCCGGATACAGATGTACTGTATGAAAGCGATGTAATGATAATTATGGATGGCATGAAGAAAGATGTGTACGCTAAGAAGTGGTTGTGTATTTGGAAGGAACACAAAGAAGAATTGACCGCTGAAGAATTAAAGAGTATGATAAATACACTTTTATTCGTCAGAAGTATGATGCCAGGCATCCATGATATTGTTATTGGGTTATATTCTATCCCAGAACATTTTCATGTACATCTAGGACAAATAGAATAGGACACATATAATGGTAAACAAAAACAATAAAAACACGTGCCGACAATGTGGACTTCCTTTGGAGTACTATGAATCTATTCTATGTACACCTTGTATAGAAGTACAACACGGTATCGACCAAAATGCCGATAAGAGGGAGCCGGACGATGGGACCAGATAAAGAACAAACACCGAGAATAAAAATAGTTGAAGCCCCTTGGGTTAAGAACAGGATATTCAACGCCGAGTATGGTACAATCAACAACACAGACCGGGTACGTGTAAAACGTAACGACCCTTGCCCTTGCGGTAGGGGTAAAAAGTTTAAGAAGTGTTGTATGGGGAGGAGTGGATAATGAGTAGAATGGATCCAACCAAAACAACAATGCTCCGAAGGCGTTATGTAGGAGATATGAAACGCCGGTTTCGTGAGATACGAAAGGCAGTTAATGAACTAGTGCTTACTTTGGACGTGTTTGGTTTAAAGGAGCCTCAGTCTACATTTAAGTTCGATGCTAAGAAGGGCACGTTCGTTTCTGTTGCTTTGCAGAACGTGGAGAAGGAAGCCTGGAAGTTCCGTACATCTAAACAGAAGGTCAAGTCGTTTAATATATGGATGCAAGACCAGTACGACCAAAACATATTTGAAGGGGACTGGACTGATAAGTATGTGACTTCGGCATATCGTAAAGGTATCGAAAATGGATATAGTCAAGTAAACAAACGAGTCCCAGGCGGAAGCACAGACTTTTATCAGGGCGGTAAGCAACAATTTGTACAGTCTGCATTCGGCGCCCCTGAAACAAGAGAAAAACTGGAGTTACTGTACACAAGGACATTCGAGGAGTTAAAAGGCGTAACTGCTGCAATGTCCCAGCAGATGAGCAGAGTACTTACTACAGGTCTTGCGAATGGGTATGGTCCAGCACAGATAGCCAGGGAACTAACAAAGACCATTGATACGATAACTAACACCAGGGCACTTGCACTTGCAAGGACGGAGATAATCAACGTACATGCAGATGCCCAGTTAGACTCTTATCAAATGATGGACATCGGGGAAGTTAAGTTACAGGCAGAATACAGTACTGCCGACAATGC